CAACTAACCCAAAAAAGTTAAATTTTCTTCCAACTGGTGTATGAGGATCATTACCAGTATCAACATGTTCATGATGCGTTCTATGAACATATGCCCATGCAATTGGACTTCCTCTTAGAGACAGTAAGGAAATTAAAATAAAAACTTTTCTAACTATACTATTCTTAAATTCAAAACTTTTATGACTAAAGTATCTATGCATCATGATGCTTATACCAATTGTTAGAAAAATATGATATGCAATAACAGACACTAGCACTAAATTTAAATTAAAAGATACAAGAAATGCGCCCGCAATAATACCTATTCTAGCAAGAATATGAAAACATCGAATAGATGTTGCGCTGGCCTGAAATAAATTATTCATATGATATCGTGTATTCTTTATATTTTTCTATACTTCTAGTTAACAGGTCTTTATTTTTAAATATTAGCCCGTATACTTGTATTAGCAATTTAGGGTGCTCTGGATTATAAATTGATCCATGCCAACAATGTTTATCGTTATAAGCAAACCAGTTAGTTGACTCCGGTAGCCGGAGGAAAGTAGTGTCCTTTATGTTGCCTGGCTGCGTAAAAATCCATTGCGGATTTTTATCAGTATATCGTAACATTGCTCTGACATTCCAATGATTTAAATTATCATCAGTATGTGGAGTAACATTCTGTAGGCTTTCTATAATTCTAACACGGTCAGTCATAGCAAAAGGCGAGCAGTCTTGTATCATTTGATACATTGACGGAAGTTCTTCTTGTATATTGTAGTATGGAGCCTGCCATGCTACTTTATACAGATCTCTTTTATATATATCCAATCCTTTCCACACAGAGCTATTTCCTAGCTTTGCATATGAGTCTTTATAATTGTTATAAGTTTTGATTAATGGTGCCGCATGATTATTCCAGATGTTCCAAAACACAGACCAATCGTCTGGTTCTATAGGTGGTAGGTCTAATGGAGTTGCTACTATCATTGTTTGTTTGTTTCTACAAATATTTATATTGCAGTGGTAGACCGCAAATTAAACACGAAATCATCTACTTACTATATACGGTGAAAGTTTTTCCAATATATTACTTTTTACCCTCGATCGTATACTTAAACACCATCGACCGCTGTCAGTGCTGTAATTATGAACTGAATGTGGTACGTTTGTTCTTACAAGGCTCAACCCTTTAATTTCAGTTTCTTCTATAACCTCAACTTGATCTGAAGTATAGAAAAAATAAGGAGTGTTAGCAGTAGTCATTGCCAATTTAGGTATACTTCCTTTGTTAATCGAGTACCATCTCATAACAGAATTGGAACTCCCCCATGCATAGTTAATAGCCCATCCGCCTGCGTGACCATCTACATGAACTTGCGTCGAAGTAGCAGGATGCCCGTAAAACAAATTAACAAATAACGGAATATCTAGGGGTGATAAGAAATCGATCATGTTGGGAGATAGTATAGCTTCCTTATTAGGGAATTTATGAGTTAACCAACCATCGCCCGAAGTGTAATTGTTCTGTTTAAAATTTTCAACAATTACCGGTTTGTTAAAATTAATTGGATAGTAGTTGTTCATTAGTTAAATATTTATATGACATACCAAGTGGTATCTTTCTATTCACTGACTCCTAACGAAAAGCAAAATTTTTATATTTTTTGTAAAGAGCAATCGGCTGAGGTATCGCAACCTGCTGCAATAAACATGTGGCACGACGATTGGATAATGCACGACAATACCTTACCATACATGTTAGAAATAGGTTTACGGTTTCAAAAACCACTTGGAGATTTTAATATAATAATGTTAGACTCTAAATTTATAGCATGTGGTGGTATATATCAAAGTGCATTTTGCAGTAATATTGCTATTGCAGGATGCAGGACCTGGGTGTCAAAAGAATTTAGAAACAACAATCTAATAAGAGATTGGTTGCTTCCTGCTCAGAAACAATGGAGCATAGATAACAATTATAAAATGGTGTGTCTGTCTTTTAATGAGTATAATAGAAATATTATTAATACATTTAAAAGGACAAGATTAGGGGAGGGTAGAAAGGTCACTGAGAGAGAACTCCATCATTTGTTCTATACAGGATTACATGAAGTAGAATTTCTAACTAATATTCAATATACACCGCAGTGGGTAATTTACGAAAAGTTAGATCCTAATTACAGTTTCAATTGGGAGTTAATTAAATCTTGTTAACCTTGACACCTGATTTTTCTAAAAACTTAACACCTGAGTCGTCTCTATAATTTTCATTATAATAAACGCTGTTAATCCCAGATTGGTAGATAAGTTTAGCACATTCGATACAGGGACTATGAGTAACGAATAAAGTTGCTCCTAATCCACTGTTGGTTGATTTTGCAAGTTTTGCAATGGCGTTTGATTCAGCATGAAGCACCTCAGGCTTTGTTTTTAACCGATAACGACCCCGCATTTCGTTACCATCTGCGTCTAGGTATGTGCCTTCGTAGGGCCAGCCTTCTTCTATCTCTTCAGGACTTAACCATCCACCTGCACTACACCATTCTACATTTTCACAATCGTTATCCCAACCTGCAGGCATACCGTTATAGCCATAGCTAATAACAGTATCGTCTTTGACAATAACTGCACCGACTTGTAATCTTCGACCGTGACTTAACTGAGCAGTACGGCTTGCCCAATCCATGTATAATTTTATAAATTTATCTTTCATATTTTTCCTTGGCCGGTCCTGCAGGAATCGAACCCACACCGCTTGGTTCGAAGCCAAGCATTCTATCCATTGAACTAAGGACCGGTTATATATTGTATTTCTTTAAAGCCTTCTTCTAATTCAGGTTCGTCCCAACTAGCAATCATACTAGCAATAACATGATCTGGAATTTCTTTACCCGGACGGTTCATTAATCGACGCATAAGTTCTTTATGCTCAGGAGTCCTAAACACTACTGCAATATGCTCATAGTCTGGAAGCATATTAAACTTGCGAGCACGACTTTTAATAGTAGTACTAGTTTGATCCCAAATGATATCACGACCAATTTCTCGTGCCACAACAACTTCTTTAGCCATTAGATCCACAGCAGTGGGCATGAAATCTGCAAACACCTCCGAGTAAGTACGACCTACTTCCTTTGCGTAGATTTCAACCCACTTGTCTGTACTAACTTTTGCACAAGAGAAAGCCCAGGCCTGCTTATCTACCCAAGTAGATTTGCCGGACCCAGGCACTCCAATCAATTGATAACACTTTGGCATATTATATTACCTCTACAATATGATATCCTGAATTAGGATAAGTTTCTAATAACCATTCCAACATACCCGGTTCAACGGGCAGTCGGATGGAGTTAAACTTGTTAGTAATGTAAGTCATATTACATTGACGGCCCATTGCCGTTCTTAAAACCCACACTACCACCTTCTTCTTCAATACGCTTTAACACGTCTTCAAAAAGTATAGGAGCAAAGTCTGGAGTTTGTTCTACGCAAACGCAGTGGTATCTAACATCGTTCTCATCACTGTATAAAACTTCTCCGGTCTTAGCATCAACACCACGGGCCTTTTTCACACGATTTGCGTGAGTGTGTCCGTGAATGTTAACGCCAAAGCGTCCCATTGAGTCACTGTGTAACGGAATATGACTTAAGATCATTCCGTTCATAACGTGATAAGCACGTAATTCACGGAAGTAAGTCCTATAATCGTCATCACGGAAGATGTCGTGATTACCGCGGATTAATACCTTGTCGCCGTTTAAACGATGTAAGATTCTCAATGCCTTACGGTTAATAACAACGTCACCTAAATGGTAGACCTTGTCAGTGGGTTTGACTCTTTCGTTCCACGCCTTGACCATAGCTTCGTCCATTTCCTCAGCAGAGTCCCACGGACGTAACTTTGTAACACCATCGTTGCGTGTAAAGCGGCAGACGCCGGTATGTCCAAAGTGCGTGTCGCTAACTAAAAATACACTAGGCATCTTGCCCTCCTTTCTTTCTTAAAATCCAACCGTTATAGTTGGGGTCTTTTACTTCGTCGACTCCGAATATTCCGCATACTTCAAAGTCGCTGCCTTTGATGGTTACAAAGGTACCGACTGTTTTAGCAAACGACAGTGCTTCATCTAGGGTCGTACATGCATTTAAAGTTAAATTATTTTTACTTAAAACTTTATACATTAAATTTCATCTTCTTTTAATCTACGTTCACGCCTTGCATGGGCCAGCGTAAACACCTTTTCGTTGTTGTTTGTCCAATCTTCGGGAACTGGCACGCCGTTGATAGAGTGAGATTCTTGTCCATCATAAGTCCAACCTAATACTCGCATCATCTTGTGTTTAACTAATAGGTTAGGGCTACGGAACACCTCTGTGTCATCAAACCCCATCATAACACCAACTTCGCATACTGCTCCACTACGGCATACACCTGCAACACAATGCACAACTACGTTCATTCTCTTGTCCAGAGCATGTTGCAATAGCTGAACAAGTTGTTCTGCCTGTACATCGGTAACTTTGAATTCCTCGCCAAATTCATCACCTTGTTCGAGGTCAAGAAACTCAAACTGATGGGTCTCTTTGAACTGGTGCATAGGTGCAGGGAACTCCATCGATGGATCAACAATTTGAATCAACATAGAGTTCTCTCCGGCATTGTGATGCCGCCCCCTAGGAATATCTCCTAGACTTACATTTTCAATCCATGGCATAATGCCTCCTAACATTCTAAATCAATGTGACGACCTTTGTCTAAATCTAAACGAAGGTTTCTACTTACACGTTCCGCAATGACCTGATCAAGTCTGCGTTCTTCAATTTTTTTGGCGTAATCTTGTTCTCGCTGTTTTTCCAAACGAGCCTGATCCAACCGATATTGTTCTAAATTATATTTTATAACACTTTGTTCTGCTCTTGAGATTTCCATTATTCTACGGCCCTCCTAAAAATAAGTTCCTGCTTTGAAAACGCATCTTGTTCCCAAGGCATGTCCAAATACTTAGTCTTCTTACTGTATTTCTTACCACGCCAGTAATTAACACCATTTTCAACTTTAAGAATACCTTTGGCCATTTGTCGAACATGGACCATTTCGTGTGCAAGTGTTACACCCATGTCGGCAAACCAACCTGGCTTAACAACTATAACATAGGCATCTAATCCATGTAATGGCATGGTCATTCCTTGACCATCGCACTCATTAGCAACTCGAATCAACAAAACTTTTTTGCTGTTTTCCAATTTAAGTTGTTTGATCATAGAGGGCAAAATTGCCTCTATGAATTTACGTTTCTTTACGCTACGAGTTTCAACTAGAAATTCCATTATATTGCTCCTTGCTATGTATATATTATAGCATGGTTTTACCAGTTTGTCAACCTATAAATATATATTATGAAGCCAAAAACCCATCAACAGCAGATGATTGACGAAATTAATCTACTTTTGGACAGTTATCAGTTTGATACAAAAGAGAAAACCCTCATTTATCAACGAGGGTTA